CCGCACAAATTATGCGAATTAAATTTGGTGATGAAGACCGAGAGTTATCTGAGATGCAAGTCAAAGGTACATTTGATCGTTACTCCGCACTAAACTTCAAGCACCAAAACCTAAAGCCTGTTGTTGATCTGGCTGAGAAGATGCTTGAAGCAGCACAACAAAAGAATCCAAACGCATCAGCTAAAGACCTTGCTAAGTTTATGACAGCAGCGGCTAAAGCTCAGACTCATAATCCTATGATGGGTAAAGGTACACAGAACCCAGAAGATGCAGCCAGAGCACAGATCGCTTCTGCTGATGGCAATGTCGATGACATGATGAAGCAATGGGAAGATGATAACGCAGTATCTCTTCCTCCTCGCTTCCGTGAAACCATGGATGGCATGGCAGAGATGAAGGCTCAGAACGCAGAGCTTCGTGACATGATTCAGCAAGTCATCCAAGGTCAGCAGGGTGTTACCGAGTCTACCAATAAGCAGCTAGAACAAAGTGACAGCCGTGAAGGTAACGTCATGCAACAGCGTATCGGGAACAACCTCCAGCAAGCTCAGTCTGCTCTTAACTTGCCAGACGAAGCCGAGCAAGAGTTCATGCAGTTTGCATACTCTCGCGGTTACACTGTTGAGGACTTTATCGATCCAGAATTAACCATGATGATCGCTAAAGACTTCAAGCAAAACCAAGATGCTCCAGAGCTTGATCGACTACGAGGAATCACGGAGAAGCGTCAAGCCTTCACAGGCAATGCTTCTGGTGCTCCAGCAGTCTCCAATCAAGCTCCAGCATCTAGCCCAGATCAAACCTTCATTGATGCAGCAGCCAACAAAGTAATGGCTAGTCGTGGTGGTCGATACTAAAAAGGACGATAGGCTACCGCATGAGCGGTAGTCTTGACCTATCGCAAGACAAGTCCGTTACCTAGTGCGCCAAGGCCCACGTTAATCAGACCGACAATGTTCAGCGGTAAACAGCCACCAGCAGTTGAATTTCCTGCATAGGCAACAAATCTTTTAATCCTTATTAACCAGCCAACTTGGAGAATTATCTCATGGCAATTTTAGGTTTACGGGGTACGGGTACGTTTACTACTGACTTCCGTCCCACAAATTATCGAGAGCTCTTTACCTTGCTTGAGCCAAATGGAGCAGCCCCTTTACAGGCATTACTCTCCATGACTTCTGGCGAAGCTACAGACGATCCACAGTTCAATCACTTCCGTGATGAGCTACCTGATCGTGTGCTTAACTTGCACGCTGCAATCAACAACAGCACTACCACAGTTACAGTAACCAACCATGCAGATGTGCCTTTCATCACTGCTGGTACTATCTTGCACTCTACATCTACTGGAGAGAACATGCTGGTAACTGCTAACGCTACTGGTGGTTCTGCTGCTAGCTTAACAGTGGTTCGTGGTATTGGTTCTACTGCTACTGCAACTTTGATCAACAAAGAAATTGTGATCATTGGTTCAGCTCAAGCTGAAGGTAGCGCAAGTCCTGCTGCCGTTAGTTTTGATCCAACAGTTCAGCACAACCTAACGCAAATCTTTAAGACCCCAGTTAACATTACTCGTACTCTTAAAAACACCATGCTTCGTACTGGTGACAAAGAGCAGGAGCAGTTGACTAAGGCATTGAAGATGCACATGGGTGACATTGAACGCGCTATGTTCTTTGGTAAGAAGCACACCATCAATGGTTCAACCTCAACTCCAACTCGCTTCACTGGCGGTTTGTTTGAGACCATTACCAACATCACTGACGCAGCTTCTAACTCTGTTGCGAACAAGATTACTGAGAAAGAATTTGACCGCTTATTGGTTGAAGACATCTTCGCGTATGGTTCAACAGAGAAGATCGCTTTCGTTGGTGCTGGAGTTGCAGCTAACATGCAAGAGATTGCAAAAAACCGCTGGCAACCAACTCAGGTTGATGGAGCTTATGGTGTCAACATGTCTCGTTACAGCACATTCGCTGGTGACTTGAATGTAATTCTGCACCCAATGTTCCGTCAAATCCCAAGCCTCAAGAACTCAATGGTAGTTCTGGACTTGCCTAATGTTAAGTATCGCTACCTTGCCAACTCTGACACTCAGTTAGAGCGTGACATCCAAAGTAGGGACACTGACGGAAGCAAGCACCAGTATCTTACTGAGTGTGGCTTAGAGTTGACCCAATCTAAGGTTCATCACGTTGTTAAGAACTGGTTAACTGTCTAACAGGACGACCTACTTCAGTTGAAAGACAACAATAAAAGCCGAGGAGACCCCTCGGTTTTTTTTTACAAGGAAACAAACAATGACAGATAAAAAGATTAAAGCTGACAGTGCGCCAGCAGTTACCACAATTGATTACATATCCCCTCGTGTTGGAGACGCTCCATTCACATTAAAGGTAGGAGATGTGCTGATAAAGCCTGTTATCCAATCTAATGGTTCTCACATCTGGCCTGTGCCTAAGTCAATCCATGCACAAGCATTACGTCACTCTCATATTGTTACTGGAATATTAGTAGAGAAATAATTATGGCTAGTATGAACCCCCAAATACGCTCAGATTACTCCCCATTAGAAGAGCTAATTATGCAGGCACTTCGCAGGCACGGGGAGTTCACTCCATCAACAGTTGATGGGGATGTCTCTTTGATGATGCTTGAGTTTGCTAATGAAGTTATTGAAGAGATCAACAGCCATCCTTATTGGACAGGTTTAGTTATCGAACCCTACGTTTCTATCCAAGATGCTAGGGCTATCCCAGATAATATTATTGTTCTTGGCATGTTGTTTCATTACTCAGTCCAGCAAGGCTCCTCTAAATCTCAGTATGCTTCAGAGAAGTTCTTCCGCACCATGAACCAGAATCTTTATCGTACAAAGCATGGAACATTAAAGCCCACGTTCAACCAGAGTTTTAGATAATGTCTAGCACACTAGCTCCATCTGGCGTAAAGACTCAGACGTACTCTTACCATAACTTCCAAGGGATTGACTCTAGTCGAGATAAGTCATCCTTGGATACAGGAGATGAGCAGCATTTAGTTGAATGCATCAACGCTACCTGTGATTGGAGAGGAACAATTGTCCGTGATAATGGAGCCACTCTAAGAAGAACGACTATCGGAACTGTCCGTCATCTGGCTTTCTATGGGCGTGATCTTGCGGTGTGGGCAGAGTCTCAGGATCAAGGGACTAGCCTTTTTGCAGAGAACGGGGCATCTCTTATAGATATTTACGATGTCGATGCAACAGTTACCTCCACTGTGTTTGGTGGCAAGACTATTTTTGCCTCTCGATTTAAGCCTCTTGAATACTTTGATGGCACTGAATTTAAAAGATCAACCTCAGAAAACATTCAAGACCCTGCTTTTGCTATCACTATACAAGACAGATTAATTATAGCTGGTGGAACAGAGTCTAAGACTAAGTTTAAAATTAGCAGAGTAGATGACTCCAGCATCTTTCCAGAAGATGAAGATATAGTCGCGGAGCAAGTTACTAAATCTATATTTGTTGATATTAAAAACATCATTGGCAATCAAGGCACGATCATGGGCCTTGGCAAGTTTGAGGTATCTCGCCTAGTAATCTTTACTGAAGATCAAGGTGTAGTTTATGAGATCTCCACAGACAACACTAAGATTGCAATTGATGACAGCATCATCATCAACGCTGGGACTATATCCCACAACACAATTAAATCTGTAGCTGACAGTGTGTTCTTCTGTGCCAGAGATGGAGTTTACCGACTCCTTAGATCTACTGTTAACGGGATCACAGCTAACATTCAACCGATGTCATCTAAGGTGACTCGACTCTATCGAGATCTGGTGAAGCAAGTGGCTAACCCAGAAGACATCTCTGCACACTATGATCAAGACGAGCACCAGTATCACATCTACTTCCCTCGTTCTAATTCTTTGTGTACTCGACTCACTATATCTCTGGCTCCTAACGATGACGCACAAGATAACAAGTGGAGCACTGCTGACTTTCAAAATATCCAATGCGCTTCTTCTTTAGGAGGAGTGTCCCTGTTCGGCAATAATGGTCAGATCTGGGAGTATCGTTATATTGAAGACTCTCCAAGTGAATACCCTACAGCAGTAGTGACGACCCCGATCCTGTGGCATGGCACTATGACCGAAATGAAGCAATCTCACTCCATGCTCATTCAAGCAATAGGAAAAGGTGAGATTGACGTTGAAGCATTTGATGACAATGGAAGAACATTATCTACTCACAGTTTTAAAATTAGTGATGATGTTGTCTCTGGAGAATTTCCAGATGTGCCACTAAGTAGGCAGTTTAATCGAAAGTTGGAGCATCGTTACAGAGGCATCCAATTTAAGTTCACATTAAAAGGTAAGGGGCTGATCCAAATTTTAGGGGTTGCCATCAACATTAAAAAGTAGGTAATTTAAAATGGCTCGCATCAGACAGCAGCATCCACAAAACTATACGTCTACGGGTAACATCAATACTGAGTTTGAAAATATACTTCGGTATATTAACTCGGCAGAACTTGGCAACAAGTCTGTAGGCGAGCTTTTAGATTCTATCTTTAGCTCCACTGGAGTATTCGATGGTGTTGTGCAGATCCGTCTCGACCCTACTTCTGGCCTCCAGTATCGAGTAGGAACTTACACCACTAATACAGAAGGTTGGCTGTCTATTGCCGCCATTGCTGATATTCGAGGTTCGGCAGGATCAGATGTTGGAACAATCAATGCTCCCATCTTTTTTAACCGACAAGATACATCATTGGCTACTGGTGCGACTGTTATTGCGTACACATTTGAAGCGACCACTGACAGCGTAGTGCTCTATTTGAATGGAGTATTACAAGCCGAATCCACCTACACCTTAAACTCTTCTGCAAATACAATCACTTTGGGAACGGCAGTAGGATCTGGAGTTAAGTCTTCAATATATTCTATACGCCCCAGCTCAATTTCAAACTATCGCAGAACAGATACCACGGCTGTAGCTAACCAAGTTATCATTCCTTTTGTTCACACTGACCAAGAGCAGATCTTAGTTTATCGTAACGGAATCCTGCAACAGACAGGTGGAGCAAATGATTTCACATCCAGCTCCAGCACCAACACTGTCACCTTTAACTCAGCGTTATCAGTTAACGACTTGATCTCAATAATTACTATCGAGAACAATGCGTCTGTCCGTGTTGCTGGATTGATGACTGAAGATAAGTACACTGACACTAACGGGTTTATTACATTCGGTAAGCTTGCAATCTCTGACGGACAAATACCTGTTGCCAAAGTAGCAACATTGGCTGCTGAGATAGCAGACAAAGCTCACATGAATGTAGGATCTTCGACTCCTGCTGGCAACGATGGATACCTCTGGGTAGATACTTCTGGAGCTGTAGCAGAACTAAAGTTCAAAGAATCTGGAGCATGGTACACCACCTCACCAGAAGCATCTCTACCAGTTCCCACCAGCACTGATGCTCTTCGCAACATCCGTGTTAACTCCTCTGGCTCTGGCTTTGAGATTGCAGACTTAAATTTGTCCTCCGTAGTTCTAAAGACCTCTAAGTCAGCAGCCAATGGAGTAGCATCCCTTGATGCCACGGCAAAGATTCCTATAGCTCAACTGCCTAATCGATTTAGCGCAGCAATGTACCCTCTTTATAAGTCTGGATC